AGATGAAGATGGCAACAAGATTTCAGAAGTTATGGGCATCCGTGCTGGTTGTAAAGTAATGAAAACACGCTATGCAAAACCGTTTGAAGGTGTGCAGGTTAAGATTCCTTATGAGACTGGTATGAACCCGTACAGTGGTCTAGTTGAATTGTTTGAGAAGAAAGGCTTGTTGACAAAGCAAGGCAATCGACTCAAGTATATTAATCTAGCAGGCGAGGAAATTCTTGAATATCGCAAAGCATGGATGCAAGAAGGCAAACTTGATTTGATTATGTCGGAATACGCAGAAAAAATTGCTCCTGTGGTAAATACCGACGAAGTTGACGAAGAAGAAGCAACTATTGATCAAATTGAGGAAGCAACCACAAATGAATGAAGAACACATCAGTGACATCTGGACGATGTTTAAAGAATATACAGACAAGAAACAAATGGAACTTGTTGCCGAAAAGTATGTTGATCTATTAGCAGACTACGGTGTTAGTGATGAAACGTTTAAGGAAGTTATCGGTACAGATTCTTATTTAGATGAAGCAATTAGCTACTATCTAGATTTAGATAATGTAGACGATGATGACGAAGAATGGGATGAATAATGGGTTGGTATAGCGAAGTATCGCGAGACATTAGTAAGATACCAAGTGCTGTACAGTTCTTTGAAGACGAGCTGATACAAGGTCGTCTAGATGTAAAACTCAAAGGCAATGTAGAACGTGCTGCGGCAGAAATGCCTGGTATCGTTGAACAGCGTTTTAACCAGCTTCAAGAAATTGAAGCAATCCTTAACTACTTAAACATCGAGCTGCGTAGGTTGCGCAGCTCGTACTTTAAGAAATATCTCGAAAACTATCAACGAGCTCTGTCAAGCCGTGACGTTGAAAAATACGTTGACGGTGAGGCAGACGTTGTTGACTACGAAAAGATTATCAACGAGTTTGCTCTTATGCGTAACAAATGGTTAGGACTTTTAAAAGGACTTGATCAAAAGCAATGGCAGATAACTAATGTTGTAAAGCTTAGAGTAGCAGGAATGGAAGATGCAAGCGTGTAGTATTTTAGTAGGAGTTGATCAAAAATACTACGATGACTGGGCATCAACACTACTAAAATCTATAAACTTTAACTGTCCTGATATTAAATTACGTTGTCATGTAGTAAATCCAAAAAATCTAAAAAAATTACCTTTTGTAGAATATACTACAGAAGAAATTTCTTTCGATAACGAAGATTCAAAAATATCTTATTTGCAAGCTGTAAGATTTCTTGCAGTATCTAAAATTCCTACTACAGAATTTGTACTTACTATTGATGCAGATACTATATGTTGTAAGAAATTTACAAAAGAAGAATTTATTAATATATTTGATAAGCAAAATATTTTAGTAAAAGACAAAAAACCCGATCGCTGGCTTTGCGGATTAGTTTGTTTTAAGAATGATAACTTTAGATACGAATACGCAGAACTACTTAATTCTGACCCAATATCGACATGGAAAGTTGGCAGAGATCAAAAAGTCCTATCAAAACTAAAAGATAAATTTAACTTTGTGCCTGTACATTATAAATGGATGTCAATCGGAAAAAACGGACGCGGCAGTATATTTTTAACACTCAAAGGCGACAATAAAATTACACATAAATATTTAGAAGTTTATAGGCAGTTTAAAAATGAAATTAAAACTTAGTGAACCGTTAATAGTTGGTATAAAAGGCAGCTTTGATAATCAAAATTTATTATTTGTTCCAGATTTGCCTAATTTTAAGATAGTAGAAAATTTAGATGATCCATTAGTTAAGAGTGCCGATGGATATATGCAAACTAATATATATAAATTTTCAACCCCTAAGTTAAAAGACCAGTTTGATTTTATTAAAGAATCAGGCAAACCTTTTTTAGTATATGAAAGTCCTGTATTTCGTAGGGGCACAACAGCATTACAAGATAAGAATCCACTGTTTATGCAACGTGTAGGCTGGAATCATTTTATGCGCCAGGGAATATTTTGTAATGAAAATAGCCCGCCGGATAGATTTAACAAAATACAAAAAGACCAAAACATAGAAATAAAGCCTTGGAGAGCAAAGGGTGATTACATATTATTCATTTTGCAAAAGCCCAATGACAGTAGCTTAGAACAAGTGCATAAAGTTTGGGGTAATCAATATTGGGCGTATGTGTCTGATTGCTTGCGTAAAATTCGTGAGCATACTGATATGCCTATTGTTCTTAGAGGGCATCCAAAAGCAAACAAAAGCAGATCAATAGCTGCGGGTATTGCAGCAAAAGAAGGAATACCTAACGTAACGCATACTACTAATTACGATACACAAACAATTGCAAACGGTGGCAGAGGCTTACAAAAAGACTTCGACAATGCATGGGCAGTTATTGGTACAACTAGTAACACCCTTATAGAAAGTGCATGTGAAGGCATTCCTACATTTGCATTAGACGATACTGCAATGAGTTTCGACGTATCTCAACCTGACTTATCTTACTTAAACAATCCAAAACTAGATATACCTCGTGAGCAATGGTTATATGATCTAGCATACACACAATATTATTTTCACGAGCATCGTTCAGGCTTTGCATGGAATAGACTCAAACCTGCATACTTCTAAAAACATACTGGATAAGTATTTAAAATTAAGAGAAAGTAAACATGAAGCAAGTTTATAATTATTGGATGCCTGATAGTGATAATCACTTTGAACGTCTTATTAAAAAAAGAATAAGTCAAGGCGGCCCGGCAGAATATCAAGATCTTATTAGAGCAGCAGCATATGAACATATAACTGATTATGATTTATGCATTGACGTTGGAGCAAACGTTGGTTTATTTACTGTTCCGCTATCTACAAAATTTAAAAAGATTATTGCATTTGAACCGGTTGATCAAGTTTACGAATGCTTAGAAAGAAACACACAGGACTTAAATGTAGAATTAAGAAAATATGCATTAGGCAATGCTAATAGTACTATTGACATAGAAATTGTTAATGATAATACCGGACAAAGTTATGTCAAAGACGAAACAATGGGCCAAGGCAGTATTGATATAAAGCGTATGGATGATTTAGATCTTCCTAGATTCGGCTTGTTAAAATTAGACTGTGAACGCTATGAATTAGAAATTCTCAAAGGCGGCAGCGAAACTATATTAAAATATAAACCTATTATTATCGTAGAGCAGCACCCTGACACAGAATTTTGCGCAGGTACTTTTTTAAAAAATCATGGTGCTGTTCAACTGGCAAGAGTCAAAAAAGATTATGTATTCGGATGGAGTTAATGAGCAAAGTAGTATTAGTAACAGGCGGATTTGATCCTTTACACTCAGGGCACATTGCCTACTTTAAAGCAGCACGAGAACTAGGTGATCACTTAGTAGTTGGTGTTAATTCAGACGCATGGTTAGAACGTAAGAAGGGCAAAGCATTTATGCCCTTTGAAGAACGCTGTTCAATTATTAAAGAACTCGCATGTGTTGACGAAGTTATTGGATTTAATGACGACGACGATAGTGCGTGTAACGCTATTATGCAAGTACTGTCAACAAAAGGCAGTAGTTGGAGTGTTGTGTTTGCTAATGGTGGAGATAGGGTAAACACCAACACACCTGAATACAAAGTATACGGCGAACACGCTGATGTTGAATTTAAATTCAAAGTAGGTGGCTCAAACAAAGCTAACTCAAGTAGCTGGATCTTAGACGAGTGGAAAACACAAAAGACCGAGCGAGACTGGGGCTACTGGCGTGTGCTAGATAATGTTCCAGACAAAGGTTATAAAGTAAAAGAACTTGTAATATATCCAGGCAAAAGTCTAAGTGATCAAAAACATTTTGAACGTAGTGAACAATGGCAAGTACTGCAAGGTATAGTAAAAATGGACACTGAGTATAATGAAATTAAAAACATTACACATTTAGAAGCACATAATAGACCATATGAAATAGGTATGGAAGTTTGGCACAAAGCAAGTAATCCAGGAACAGAGAATGCACACATACTCGAAATACAATGGGGCGTGTGTTATGAAGAAGATATTGAAAGAAGAGATTAATGAAAGTATTTGTAGGATATGACCCAAGAGAAG